CGTTGGTCGGCCATGGAAGCCGGGTGTGCGGTGACGACCTGGGTACTGCGGCCTTCCTCCGCCTTCATCGACAGCAGCTGTGCACGCACCGTGTCGAGGTCGGTGTTCTTCTCGATGAAGCTGGCTGCGAGGGTGTCATCGCCGCGCAGCGCCGCTGCACAGGCGTCCTGCACTGCGGTCGCGTACTCGATAGCACTGGCAGCCGGTTCACCCTCCTGCAGCGGGCGCCGCAGCACGGCCACCGCGAGCGCCGGCGGCAGCTCGCT